TTTAATTTCAATAGTAAATCATTTGTCGTTATTAAATCCGCGTTTTCATAAACATCATCAACATATCTGCAAGATTTTATCATCTCTAATCTATCTGCATAAGATATGATTGGGGCTTTTTTATAAGTCATAACCTGTTCATCATTATGAACTCCGACAATTAGTTTATCGTAGTTTTCTTTTATTCTTTTAAATAAGTTTATATGACCTATATGAAATAAGTCGTAAACTCCATATGTATATGCTGTCATAATGTTATAGATTTAAAAATATATTCATAATAATCACATTGCTTGTCTAACGTAAATTTTGACATAGCATTTTTATAACAATTTTCTGGATTAATCAATTTATCTATATTTTGCACGGAATAAACTATATCGTTTATGGTAGAACATCTTAGTCCGGTTTCTCCTTGTGATACAGTCTCAGTAAAGCCTCCAAAATTTGTTGTTATTGTTGGGGTTCCTGAAAATTGTGCTTCAATGACTGTCCAATTACAAGGTTCAATAAATAACGAAGGGGCAAATAAAAATTTAGCATCACTAAGTAAATACATCCTTTTGATTGGATCAACAAAACCAACAAATTGACAATATCTAGTATCTTTTAAGCCAAGTATATTTGGACCAGCAAAAATTATATCTTGTTTTAAATCATTACAGATATCATAAGCAACTTTTGCTCCTTTCGCTTCTGTAATTCTTCCTAAAAATAGGGCGGTATTAGATTTATTTTTCTTATAAAGAAAATCATTAGGATCAAAACCGGGATAAACTACAAATTCATTTCCTATATTTATATTGGTTGAAGAATATCCATGCATTTTGTGCATTTGACTATGAGTTTCAAACATTTTAATTGGCGCAAACATGCTATCGTAACCAATACTAGGTTCTACTACAATAGCTTTATTATAAAAATGTTTAACACATTGTTCATGAGCAAATCCAAACCAACATAATATAAATTCTTTATTTGATTTAATTCTTTTGTTTAATTCTGGTATGCAATTATTATTAAAAATTTTTACAGCTTCTGTATTTATATTTTGATTAAATCCTTTAGTCTCCCAATCATTTAAGTTGCCATAACTCTTTTTTAATATATTATTATTAGTAACATTAACATGTTCTGTACAATTAACGCTAGAGTCTTCATGACCATAATGATAAACTATATGACCTCTTTTGGTCATTTCGTCACAAAATTTGTAAACCTTTTGAACAAACGCGCACAAAGATATATCTTTTTTTGTAGGTGAATATGGAACGCTCAAACAGTGAAAAACCATACAATATAGTGTAACCCTTTTTACAACATGTCAACCAAAAAGAAGAAACAAGTCAAAGATAGAGATGATTTTAAGGAAATTATTGCGGATAATCATTTTAGATCTGTTAGGCTAAATATTAAAGATTTTAAACTAACAGATAAACAAAAAAGTTTTGCTCAAATCGCCTTTGACAAGAATACAAAAATTATATTTATCAACGGTCCCGCAGGTAGTTCTAAAACATTTTTAGCTGTTTACTGTGCGCTTCATATGTTGAATATGAATCCAAAGTCAGAGCTTAAATATATAAGAACAATAGCGGAATCTGGAGAAAGAGCGTTAGGGTCTCTTCCTGGAACTGTAGATGAAAAGTTTAATCCATTTATGATGCCTCTTTATGATAAATTAGATGAACTACTTCCCATGGCTCAATCAAAATATTTAGAAACAAATGGTTTTATTGAGGCTTTACCTATTAATTTCTTAAGAGGGGCAACTTGGAATGATAAAATTATCATTGCAGATGAGTCTCAAAATTATAGTTCAAAAGAGCTTATAACTCTTCTTACTCGTATTGGAGAAAACACTAAAATGTTTATTTGCGGCGATGCAATGCAATCAGATATTGGTAATAAGTCTGGTTTCATGAAGGTTTACGATCTTTTTAATAATAAAGAAAGTGAAGAACGTGGAATCTATTGCTTCCAATTTGACGAAGAAGATATTATGCGTAGCGAAATATTAAAGTATATAGTTTCAGTGTTTAAAAAATTAGATAAAACTAATATACAATAATATAATATTGGTGTATGTACTGTAGCCAATGTGGTTTTAAAAATGGGGTTGGATCGAAGTTTTGTTCCAGTTGTGGAACAGCTTTAATGACAAATGTTCAACAACCCCAGAATAGAAAACAAATTCAAACTACACAAAAAGAAGTAGACGAAGATGGTTTGCCTACTTCTGTAGTTAGGCCAAGACGTTTAGAATATGAAATCGAAAGACCAGAGAAGAATAAGTTTCTAGCAAGTGAAATTATTCATTCTCCTCCATCTTCTGAAAAATTTTCTAGACCGAGAGGCAATGTCAGCAAGCTTACTAAGGAAGAATACTTATCACAATCATTAAAAGAGTGCGCTCCTAGTAAGAACTTCAAAGAAATAAATGAAGCATAAAAACAAAAAAACTTTTGAAGAAATGTATGAAATCATAGATCAAGTCATAAAAAAAAAGAAAAGCCAAGTGGAAGTTAAAAGCAATTGTTTGGTTCGACTTTGAAGACATTGAGCAGATAATAAAGATTCATATACATAAAAAATGGCATCTATGGGATCAAAAGCGACCCATAGAGCCTTGGGTTAATAGGATAGTTTCAAATCAGATAAAAAATATAATCAGAAACTCTTATAGCTGTTTTGTAAAACCTTGTGTCAACTGCTCTTTTAATACTAATAAAGGAGCAACTTCTGCTGGAGATGATAATGCTTGTGGATTCACTCCTAGTCAAAAACAATGCAACGAATGTCCATTGTACGCTAAATGGGAAAAGACAAAAAAGAATGCTTACGATTTAAAAATGACAGTAAGTTTGCAAAACCATCAAAATTATTTTATTTCTATACCAGAAAATGAATCTGTTAATTTTTCTAATGCTGAAAAGAAACTTCATTCTTTGATGAAGGAGAATTTAAACGATAAACAGTTTTTTGTTTATAAAATGTTTTTTATCGACTGTCTTACTGACGATGAAGTAGCAAAGTTTTTAAAGTTTAAGACCAATGAGAAAGGTCGCAAGGCTGGATACAAGCAGATTAAAAATTTAAAAAAAATGCTATACCTAAAAGCAAAAAATTTGATAAAAGATAACGACGTTTTTAACAATGAATGATTTATCTGAAGAACAACAAGTATTTATCAATAAAAAAATAGAAGAAGGGCTAACAGATTATATTGTTATAGCCAATCTTTTATTTAAAAGAGAAGATTTGCATGGCCGTTCAAAAGAATCAAAGCTAGTACGAGATTATATGATCTCTTCTGGATCTATAAGCAAGAAAGAAAAAGCCAAACCAAAAGCAGACCCAGAAGCACTTACCGCTGCCCACATAGAATTCATAGACAGTAATATTAAAACAGGAATAACTCCAAAACAAATCACAGAATTATTATTTTCTAAAGAATTGGCAGGAGTATCTAATCTAAATGTTTTTATTACGCCTCAATATAGAGCAGTACATAAATACATCAAAGAAAAACATCCAGATTATTTGGTTGAAAGCGAATCAGCAGTTAATGAAAAGTATGTCGTGCCAAGAAGTTTATCTTCTGCCATCAAGAAAGTAAACAAATGGGCTGGACAAGATTTATCTGAGGATAAATTAACATTGCAGCATAGAAAGTATTTAGAAAAGCTATTGACTTATTTAAACAGTCCTCGTTTTGTGCAAAACTACGATTCTTATCGCAGCTCTAATGATAAAGATCTTTTTGAAGCTGAGTTTGTGCGTTCAGTTTGGGACAAGCCAGATCTTACAATAGATGAAACTAATTTATATATAAATGTTTGCATGGATTATATCAATCTTAAACAAATTGATATGAAAAAGAACAAAGTAAATGAAATGTTCGATGATACTCAAGAACAAAAAGATTTTACAATGCGATTGACTGAAGTTTTAAAGACTATTTCAGAAGAATATAATCAATGCGCCCAACGTATAGATAAATCTTTACAAAAACTTAATGGCGAACGATCTAAGCGTATTGAATCTCATCAACAAAAGAACGCTTCGATACTTAGTTTGGTCGAATTGTTTCAAGACGAAAACGAAAGAAAGATGATGATTCAGATTGCAGAAATGCAAAAGAAAGTTGTCAAAGAAGAAGCTGATAGATTGGAAACGATGTCTGCATGGAAAGCTAGAATTTTAGGAATTACAAAAGAAGATGCTATATGATCGAATGTAAAGTCTGTCAAGAATCTTTTGCAAATGATAAATGCTTTCACGCACATTTAAAGAAACATAATCTATATCAAGGAGAGTATTATTGTAAATACTATCCTCGTTTTTCATTTTTTTACAAGAAACAAATTCCGTTTAAAAATAAAAAGGATTATTTTGAAACAGAGTTCCTTGATTATGATGAATTTTCTAAATGGGAGAATTCAGAAAAGCCAGAAATTGTAAAAGCTAAATGTATGTCAATGCTTAATAACAGAATAAAAGAAAAAGATTATCATTATGCACCTTTTCATAATGAATTGAAGACTTTGGATCTTCCAAATATCGATGTATTTAAAAAACATTTTGGATCTTATAATTCAGTTTGTAAATTACTAGAAAAAGAGCCACTTTTTAATAACCCTTTGCCAAAAACTTTTAATAAAGTTTATTTAAAAAATGAAACTATGCTTGTCGATACTCGCGAACAAGATCCTTTGGAATTTCCTAACGTAAAGGTTGAAAAATTATTTGTTGGAGATTATTTAATGAATGCTCAAAAATATAATTATACTTTCGTAGATAGAAAAAGTGAGAATGATTTTTTAGGAACTTTAGCTTCTGGCGTTGACCGTTTTGAAAGAGAAATTCAAAGAGCTTTTGAATTGGAAGGATATTTATTTATTGTAATAGAGTCTACAATAGATAGTATAATAGATAATCATCGAAAATATAAAAGAAAAACGAACTTAGAATATGTATTTCATAATATGCGCCATTTGACGCATAAATATCCTAGACGTGTTCAGTTTGTATTTACAGGTAGTCGAAAAAAATCTATCGAAATTATACCAAAGATTTTATATTTTGGAAAAGATTTGTGGCAAGTAGATTTACAATACTTTTTAGATCATGAGTTGGGAAACAGGTAACCAAAGAATAAGAAAAAATCAGTTCATTTCTAATGAAGAGCTTTCTGAAAAGCAAGGCTTCTTGGAAGAACGTGAAGCGAAGCTTTTGTTTTATCAATTCTTGAGAAACAATATTACTTTTACTACTGATTTAATTACAGGAGTTAAATTGTTTCCATTTCAACATATGGCTGTCAAGTCGATGTTGGAAAGCGATTACTTTTTAGGAGTTTGGTCGCGTGGTATGAGTAAATCTTATACTACTGGTATTTATGCCGTACTTGATGCTATATTAAATCAAGGAGTTGAAACGGGTATATTATCTCGATCATTTCGTCAGTCAAAAATGATATTTAAAAAGATAGAAGACATCGCTGCTAAACCTGAAGCTTATCTTTTAAAACAATGTATTACAAAAATATCTAAGTCTAACGATGAATGGGTAATGGAGATTGGTAGAAGTCGTATTCGTGCGTTGCCATTGGGTGATGGCGAAAAGCTTCGTGGTTTTCGTTTTCATCGTATTATTATTGATGAGTTTTTATTGATGCCTGAACGTATTTATAACGAAGTTATTATTCCCTTCTTATCCGTCGTTCAAAATCCGACTCAAAGAGAAGAACTTTATAATCTTGAAACCCAATTGATTAATAAAGGAGAAATGACTGAAGAAGATAGGTATATCTGGCCTAACAATAAATTAATAGCATTATCTTCAGCGTCTTTTAAATTTGAATACTTGTATAAATTATACGAGCAGTATGAAAATCTAATATCTAACCCTAAAAACAAAGAAAAGACTAAGCGTTGTATTATGC